GGTCTTGCCCGCCTGAATCGCGGCAATGATGGAGACGAGCGAAACCGAGGGGTCGGCCAATGCCTCAAGCGGCTCACGAATCCATGGGGAGTTTGCCGATTGAAATCCCCCAGGCACTGGCGAGTACGGAATCGATTCGACATGCTGCTCGCACCATTGCCACGGCGGCCGACGGTCAGTCTCCGGCCACGACTTGCCATACATTTCCAGCAGCAGTGGATTATTTGTCGGCTGGCTTTCTTCCTCGGTTTTCAAGCTTGGGTGATTTCGGGTAAACGGCACGTCGCAGGATCGCTTTGAACTCGTCGCGTGCCTTGGCGAGCTCTTTCCTGATGCCCACCGCGTCAAGTCCGGCAAGGATCGGAGGAAGCTCGTTCTCCAGCTTGTTCATCAAAAGTGCGTCCGCCTGCCCATGATGGTAGTTCATGAAGTCCCTGACTTCATCGAGCGGAATGAAGAGCCCCTTGCGGATTGCTACCCGCAGCTCACGATCCTCAACCTCGGCCAACAACTTGCGCAGGCGAAGCTCAGTTTCGTCGGGTGTCTCGGATGAGCTTTCAAACTTGGCGGCCAGCCCCTCGGCTTTGATGAAGGCGACCCACTTGAGCACATCGTAGGTTCCATTCGATCGGACTTTGGGCGCCCCCTTGCGCCTCTTCCAGACATCAACCGTCTGGCGGGCCACTCCAAGAATCTCAGCCAGCTCGACTAAGCTTTTTGCTGTGTGGCGGATCTCAGGAATCTGATCGTCCGCCGTCTGCTTCTTGATCTGGAGTTGGGTCCAATCGACTCGCGAGAGCGTCTTGCCTGCTTTCAACTTCTTCAGGATGTTCGCCGTGTTGGCGGTCTTGATTTGGTCGAATTGCTCCGGGTTGATGTCCATCTTGGCCGAATGTGGCTGGTGTAAGATCCAAAAAGATTTTTGCTCGTTTTTTCAACATAGGTCAGGGGAACCCCTCCGCCTGTCGGATTGGCCAATAGATTCCTTTCGCCACAGAATTGTCGAAATAATGGCAGATCAAACCGAAGAGTGTAGGATCAGCTTTTTTCGCCATTAGGCGTCACTGGTATCGCATCAAGCTGCTCTATCGGCATCCCAACAACGCACTGAAGACCATCATCCCCATCGATCGTCACATGTCCGTCATCGAACGACCAATAGGCTGTGTATTCCTCGCCTTCTAAGCAGTAGGTGCATTCAGCCGAAAACTGACCACCATTCTTGATAGCTTCCCATTCGGCTTGGGTCACCTGAACCGATGCATCGACATCGTCGTTTCCCCACCATGCAGTGAGCTCAACCTTGGGTTCAAAACATTCTTTGTTCATTAATTTATGTTCAGCTAACGCGGCGATGGCGTCAAGAATTGCAATCATATCGGGCGTGAGGTCGATGGATGTTTGCCCTGGCAGTTGAACGATGAATCGTGCGCCTTCATTGAGCAGGCGTGTGATGCGTTGGGTTGGCGTGGTCATGATCAGTTGAGTGGATGCAGGGGCGGGAGTTGAACCCGCAGAGGGTGAGTGTATGAGGCTCGCCTGGGACCGTCCCTCCCTGCGGTTGGCGTCAAAGTGCCTCGTAGATATCGAGGATGAGTTTGAAGTCCTTCTTGAGCCCTTCGCGGCGATCGTCGTCCCATTCATCGACGGGTGCCTTCTGGGTTTCGCGAGCCCACCAGCGGCGAATGCGATTGAGTAGGGCGAGGTAGGTGACGTATCCGCGATCTGCTGGGTCGCCCTGGACTTCCTTCTCGGTGGCGAGTCGGCCGAAGTTGATCGACTTCTGGAGGCGTCGTTTCCCGAGGTTGTGTTTCACGGCCATTCCGAGCCAGTGGTCTTGTTCGTCGTTGGACTTGAGTTTGGCGACGACTGCGTGGTGCTCGAAACCGAGTTTGTCCTGCCGGCAGGACAATTGGACCCGGCGGGCGACGTATGCGTAGTTGCGCAGCGTCTGGTAGGCCATGCCGGTGCTGGTGATCGCCTCCTCGTATTTGTCGCCCCAGCGTTTCTCGCCATAGTTGATCCAGTCGCCGATGATGAAGCCGATCGACTTGCCGATGGGGGTGATTTTTCTGCCGAGTTCATTCCATTCGTCGAAGGTCATCTCGTCGTTGAATTCGATGCCGGTTCGGGTGATGGTGAATTTTGGGTCGTTGATTGCTAGGGTGTTCATGGATTGTGATGCAGGTGTTGTTTGAGTTGTGAGGTTTGGTAGGTTTTGCGGGATTTCTCGCTGCGCATGGCCCGTGAGGGCGGCAGGTTCAGCTGGGTTATGATGTCAACGCAGCGTTTCGAGACAGCGGCCCTGGTGACGCCGTGGCGCTTGGCGATGCTGGTCATGCTTTCGCCGTTGTAGGCGCTGAGCCCGAGTGCGACGGCTAGGCATTCGACGGTGAGCCTGGTGTTGCCCTCCGAGATCAGGTCGGCGACGAAGTGGCGCAGGACATCGATGGCATTGTGGTTCGATGTGCTGGGTTGTTCGTCATCGTGATCGACCAAGCTGGCCATGTCTGGGGTGTGGCTGGCCATTGGTGAGTCGGCCATGTCAAGTTCCGCAGCACCACTCCCATGGCGTTGGATGCATGGTTTGAGTAGGCCAAGTTTTTCGGCTTCACGTCGTTCGGCTAGGGTCATTGAGCTGACCCATGCCTGGTACTCGCGTTCGTAGATCGCATCCCTGCATGCCTGTCTTTTGGCGTAGTCGTCGGAGTTCAATTTGAACCTCCTTTCAGCCGATTTAAAACTGATGGCGCTGGTGCCTTAAAAGGCGAACCAGAGCGCGCGAATCTCGGTTTACCGATTCGCGCTCTGATTCTCTTTAGAGAATCTGTCAGGATGACAGTAAGGTGCCTGACTGTCAGTCGCGAATTTCTGTTAGAACATACGGGTTCAAATGGGTTCAAACCAATTTGAAACCCGGGTTCAAACCCTGCTGAAATGACGGGTTCAAATTCCATGGCGACGCCCCCTCCACAGGCGAGTTGCTTTGTCGAAAACGAGAGGGCCGGGCTTCATGTTGGCCAAGCAGTAGAAGACGCGCTGGGCTTCCTTCAGCGTGCAGTCACCATCGATCTCGGCAATGCGGTCTGAGATGTAGGCGAGCACGGCGGAGTCTTGTGGGACCTTGCCATTGGCGAGGGGAGGCATTGTCTGGACTGCGTTGCCGTAACGATCTGCCGCGCTGCCCATCTTGTACGTCGCCTTTGCCTTCTCGCTCTTGGGGTTGGCCTGAGGAGCCTTGAGTGCCGCGGGATCGGCGTTGCGGTCGGCTATGAAGATCGACTCGCACCAGCGCACGACAAACGGCCTTACGGGCGGCAGGGCGCGCAGCGTGAGGTCAATGACGTGGGCGTCATCATCCTCGTGCGGGGTCATGGTCAGGATCACGTCAGGATCGCGAGCAAAGACCCCTGAGCCACCAATGCGGTCGATGGATTCTTTGCCTGCCTGGTTCCCCTTGGAGAAGTGAGCGCCGAAGACGGCAGCGGCGCCCGACTTTGCTGCCAGTTGCTCGACCTCATTGAGCAGGCTTGCGATATCGCCGGCATCATTCTCGTTGCGAGCACCGAGGCCTTTGTAGATCGGGTCGATCAGAATGAGTGAATACCCGGTATCGCGGATGCGTCCTAGGATCTTGGGGATGAGCGCGGAGAAGTCGGTCGCGTGGCCGCGTAGGTTCCAGATGTCGAAGCCGGTGAAGTCCTCGATTCCCTTGGCTCCTGCGATCCGGGTGATTCGGTATTGGAGCGCGAATGCGGGAAGCTCGAAGTTGAGGTAGAGCGCGCGACCGCGACGGGTGGTAAACCCCCACCACGGCGAGCCGGTGGACACCGAGAGCATAAGGTCGATGAGCGACCAGCTCTTGCGTGCCTTGGACGGTCCGCCGAGCACCATCTTCGCTCCTTGGTGAAGCACGCCCACGACGAGCTGTGGTGGCTCTGGTTCCAGCTGCCCCATGAACCCATAGCCGGTCAGGATTGGCGGAAGGTCAGAATTTGCGTGTGCCGCCTCCCATGCCGTCCATGACTCGGCCCCAATGCTGGTGGCCAACAACGACTGGCGTTTGATCTCACCATCAACCGTGCGCCAGCCATCTGGGCAACGTGACAACCTGGAGGCATTGCGGTT